AACAGGTAAAACTTTATTTATGGAACAGTTAATTAGTGATGTTATAGATAACAATGCTGACCAAGAATTTAGAGTTTTAAAGTTTCAGTTTGAAATGTTGGATGAAACCAATGGTATAAGAAAATTGAGTCTGAATACAGGGTATGATTATAATACATTAATGAGTAAAGGTTCACCAGTAGATAAAGCAATTTATAAAAAATGTGTTGATTATTATCATAAATATGAAGATAAAGATTTTATAAATGTAGTTTATGATGCTTGTACAGTTGATGAGATGTGTTCTACCATTCATTATGAAATGGAAAAATACAAAACAGAAGATGGTATATATCCTAATATGCTTGTATCTATAGATCATTCTGCTTTATTTAGAGTTGGCAAAGGTCAAAAAGATAAATTTGAAATGTTATATGCATTAGGTGAAGGCCTAACTATGATGAAGAAAAAATATCCAATTGCATTTGTTGTTCTTAGTCAGTTAAATAGAAATATTGATAATGCTGATAGAGCCCGTGATGGTGAATATGGAAATTATGTATTAGATTCTGATTTGTTTGGTGCAGATGCATTGTTGCAACATGCTGATGTAGTTCTTGGTATAAATAAACCTTCTATAAGAAAAATAAGACAATATGGTCCCGAGAGGTTTATTATATCTGATGAAGATACATTAGTATTTCACTTTCTTAAGTCAAGAAATAGTACTACAAGATTAAGTTTTTTTAAACTTGATAGAACTAACATGAGAATTGTAGAAATAGCAACACCTGCCCAAGCTACAAAAAAAGTAACAATTTAAAAATAATATATGTTTAATAGAAAAGAAAAAGAAAGAGAGTTGTTTGCTTATCATCTTGATAGGTTTAACAAACTCAAAATAAATGATCCTTTCTTTGTTGTAAAAACAGCATTTTTCCAAAAAGGAAAGTATGGAAAACAAATACAACTATTTGAAAGTGAATTGAGAAGAGGAGAAGATATTTTTATAGAATTTATTGAAGTTGTAAGAGACAGCCAAGGAAAAGATATAGATCTTACACCTGCTAACTCTAACAGAGATTTATTTAAATTTAAATATAATCCTTATTTTTCAGAAGAATATGAAATAAAAGAAGGAAGTAATTCTAAAGGAGAACCTTATCATGCATTTATAATTCCTTTATCTGAATTAAATGTTGTTCTTGCTGATGGAAATGAAATTACTTATGGTTTGTTTGAAAAAAGAAAAGAACAAGAAAGTCAAAAAGAAGAATCTATTCCTAAATTACAAACAACATTAAGCATATTTCCAGATTTTGAAGAAAATTTTTCAAAGAAAGAAGTTACACTTGATGATGTTTTAATAGGAGAAGATACTTTATTATCTGAAATGTCTATTACTGATTTTGCTGCTATTATGTGGAAAAAACCAGTTAGTAATAAACTATGGTTAAATACTTTAATTGAAAAACAATGAGTATAGTACTTCCAACAAAGAAAGAAAAACCAACAAGATTAAATCCTAAAAGATTAATTATTTATTCTAAACCTAAAACAGGAAAAACAACTGCTTTTTCTGGTTTAGAAGATAATTTATTAATGGATTTAGAAAATGGTTCTGATTATGTAGAGGCTATGAAAATTAAAATTTCAAGTCTTAAGGAACTTCTAGATGCTGGTAAAGCAATTAAAGAAGCAAATAGTCCATATAAGTATCTTACTATAGATACAGTAACTGCATTAGAAGATATGGTAATGCCTTTGGCAATAAAATTATACAAAGAAACATCTATGGGTAAAAACTATGATGGAGAAAATGTATTAAGTTTACCTAATGGTGCAGGATATTTATATTTAAGACAAGCTTTTTTTCAAGTTTTAGATTTTATTGATACCTTAGCACCCCATATTATTTTATCTGGTCATATTAAAGACAAACAGGTAGATGATAAAGGAGAAATGGTAATGGCTGCTAACATAGATTTAACTGGTAAAATTAAATCCTTAATATGTGCTAATGCTGATGCAATAGGATATATGTTTAGAAAAGGAAATAAAACAATTTTATCTTTTAAAACTAGTGAAGAAGTAACTTGTGGTGCAAGACCAGAACACCTAAGAAATGAAGAGATAGTAGTTTCTGAAATGAATGACAAAGGTGAAATTATTTTTCACTGGGATAAAATATATGTGTAACAAATAAAAACAAAATAAAAATGGGATTAAGTACAACAGACTTGGGCACAGGCTCAGGAGGAGTAAAAACAATTGCACCAGGCAATCATTTATTAAAAATTAATAGTCTTGTATTAGAAGATTTTAGATTTCTTGATGATGCTTATCATTTAATTTTAAATGTAGAAACTGAACCTATTGCAGGTTTTGAAGGATTTATGATTGATAAAGATGATGAGTCAAAAGGACACTATGAAGGTCAAATTGGTAGAGTAAAAGCTAGTCAATATGCATTTGCAGATGGTCTAACTAAATCTGGAATAAAAATTCAAAGAGACAGATCAATATTAATTTTCTTACAAAATTTATCTAAAACTCTTGGTTTTAATGAATGGTTTGTAGGAGAAAATGATAAGCATAAAACTATTGAAGATTTTGTAAGTGCTTTTAATAAAGCAGGTCTTTTTCAAGATAAGTATTTAGAATTTTGTGTAGCTGGTAAAGAATACTTAAACAAATCTGGTTATACCAATTATGATATGTATTTAGCTAAAGCAGAAAAAGGTAAATATGCTTATGGTGAAATTGAACAAGGTAAAGTTTTAGTATATGATGAAGCAAAACATCTTAAAAAACTAGAAGTTACTGAAGTAAAGAAATTTGGTGATGATGATGATTTTTCTACAACTACAAAATCAAGTTCTGATTTCAATTTAGACTAATTAAAATTTAGTTATAAGAGGAATCAGAAATGGTTCCTCTTTTTTATTGTTAAAATTTATATTATGATTTCAACTAAACACATAATTTCAGATTTAAGTGATGTTCCTAGAGAATGGGTTTTTGAAAATTATTTAAATTTAAAAGAAAAACTTACAGGACAAGATGTTAAAATTTTATCTGCATTTAATTCAAAAGATAAAGTACCTTCAATGTGTATTTATACTGATACAATTTCAGGATACTATAAGTTTAAAGATTTTTCATCTGGTATTCAAGGAGATAGTATAGAATTAGTTAAAGCATTATATAATATGCCAACTAGGGCTAATGCAGTAAATAAAATACTTTCTGATTATGAAGACTTTATTGCTAATAATACTTTTTTTGAAAAAAGAGAGTTTAAAATTCATGATAAATTTAAAGTAGTTGACCATGAAATAAGACATTGGAATACAATAGATCAACAATATTGGACAAAATTTAAAATTGGATCAACATTACTTGAGCATCATAATGTATCACCATTGCAGTATTTTACAATGGAAAAAAAAGATATAGATGGTACTATAATTTTATTTAAATTTGAAAGACCATATACTTATGGATATTTTAGAAATGATGGTTCTTTGTATAAAGTTTATATGCCAAAAAATTCTGATAAAAAATTCATTAAAGTACAAAACTATGTACAAGGACTTGATCAAATAAGTTATGAAAAAAATTATTTAATTATAACTTCTTCTTTAAAAGATCTTATGGTATTTCAAAAACTTAAAATTGTTAATGCAGAATGTATAGCACCAGACAGTGAGAATACTATGATTTCAGAAACTATAATCAATAAACTTAGTAAAAGTTATAAATCTATAATTGTATTGTTTGATAATGATGAACCTGGTATCAAAGCTGCTGAAAGATATAAGCATAAATATAATTTTAACTATGTTGTTCTTCCTATGGAAAAAGATTTATCTGATTCAGTAGCAAAACATGGTATTGATAAAGTTAGAGATATGTTATTACCTTTGTTAAAACAAGCATTATGAGTTGGATATATAAAGGAAAAGAGTTTACTGAAACAAATATACCAGAAAATGGTATTGGATTTATCTATCACATGTCTGTGATATTAAATGGAAATACTTATGCCTATATTGGTAAGAAAAATTTCTTTTCAAATGTAAAAAAGAAACTTGGTAAAAAAGCTTTAGCATTAGTTACTGATAAAAGATTAAAGAAATATACCAAAGAACAAAAAGCTAATTTTGAAAATTACTATAGTAGTAATCAACAATTAAAAGAAGCTCACAAAGCAGGATTAGTTATTAAAAGAGAGATCTTATTAATTTGTTATTCTGCTACAGAATTAACTTATCAAGAAGTAAAGCACCAGTTTAAATATGAAGTGCTTGAGAAAGAAAATTATTTAAATGCCAATATTCTTGGCAGATTTTACAAAACAAAATAATATGACAGAAAATGAAATGACAGGCCTTCTATTAAAGTTGGCTGACCTTGGTGTGACCGGAATTAAGATATTCTACTCAGGTGGTGGAGATTCAGGAGATATTGATGATATTATATATACTACAACTAAAGAAGCTACATTTAATAATATTATGAATTTAACTACTTATGGAGAAGATCTTCTTAATTTACAAACACTTGATGATGAACTTTCAGATAAAATAAGAGATTTTGCAAGTGAAAAAATTCTAAATGATTTAGAAGATTGGTGGAATAATGATGGTGGTTATGGAACAATGCTTATTAAAATTCCTTCAGGTAAATATGAAATAAATAATACTATTTATATTACTGATACTGAAGAATTTGAACATGATGGAGATTTAATTAGTAAAAGTTTAGAATAATGGCACATCCATGGGAACATGCAAAATCTTCTGCTAGAAAGTGGGGAGGTTTTCCAAAAGATTACATAGACATTCATAATTGGTTTGATGAAACTAAAGCTTGGATAGGTCATTCTAAACACAGAATGTTCCGTCATCACAGTGAAGGAATATTTGAATGTGAAAAGAAGTTTGGACCAAGTTTTGAAAATTCAGATGGTAAAAAAGTATATACAAGATATGTTGGAGAACAGCATGTAAAAGAAGATTGTAATAATTACATTCCTACTGCTAAAGAATGGGTTGATATGATATCATCAGGTAAACCTAAAGAATGGGCAATAAAAACTTTAAAAATAGAAGACTAATGAAAGAAGTAAAAGAAATTAGAGAAAAAGTAGAAGCTTTAATTAATGAAGCTATAGAACTTTTAGAAAGTAATTATGACATGGATGCTGTTGATACAGATAATCCTGCATACATGATTATGATGGACTTAAATGGTGCATTAATGGATTTATATTATTTAGATGAAGAAGGATTAAAAATAGAAGACTAATGAAAAAAATAATTAATTATTGGGGATTAGCAGATAAATATGCTGTCTCAAAACATAAAATGGAAAAAGGAGATCATATTTCTAAATATGAAAGATATGAAGAAGTTAAAGAAGGTTATGAAGCTGGATTTTTAAAAGCTGTAGAATTATTTAAAAATAACAAAGAACTTATGATTAAAACTTTTAAAATTGAAGACTAATGACAGAAGAAGAATTATATAAGTGGATATACAATTTAAAATTGCAAACACTTACAGATGAACTTAAAGATACTATAGTTGAAAAAATTCAAGATTTAATTTGGACTTTAACAAATAAATAATATGATTTTTAACAAAGAAGAAATTAAAAACATATTGAATATGTTACTTTCTGAAGATACAGAAAATGCTGTAATTGCTTTTTCATGTATTGATAACTATGCTAGTAAAAAACATTTAGGTGAATTATTAGTATTATTTCAATTTGGCAGAACAACAGCTGAAGAATGGGAAAAAGAATGTAAAAAAGGTTTTAAACTTATAAAAAATGTTTTAAAACTTGATAGTACAGACTATAGATTACCCTCTTCTACAGTATTTTCTGCTTTAATGGATAATAAATGTAGTGAAGAATCAATAGAATTATATTTAGAATTATTTACTAATCAACTTTCTAATAATTTATATAATATGGGTTATCCTACAGATAAATTAGAAATAAATGTAAAAATAAAAGATAATGAATAGAGAAGACACTCTTAGTAAAACAGGAAAAGATTTAATGTTGAAAGAGCCCTATTATGGGTTCTTTCTCATTAAACTAAATAAAATTTGGAATAATAGAATACCAACTGCTGGTGTATGTAAAAATGGTATTAATTACCAATTAGCAATAAATGAAAAGTTTTGGACAGATTTATCTGAAGATCATAGATTAGGTTTACTTAAACATGAATTATTACATATTGCTTTTGGTCACTTAACTACTGTATTTAAATTTAGTGATAGAAGATTAGCAAATATTGCTATGGATATGGAAATAAATCAATATATTAGTGATGACTTACTACCAGTTGGTGGTATTGATATTAATAATTATCCTGATTTAAATTTAGATACTAAAGCAGGTTGTAGATATTATTATGATAAGCTTAAAGAAGCTAAGAATGAGAAAGATACAAATGGTACAAGTGGTGATGAGAAATTTGATGATCTTTGTGATCAAATGGATGCTGGTGACGGTGTTGATCTGCCTGACCATAGTACTTGGGATGAGTTTGAAAATCTTACAGAAGCTGAACAAAAACTTATTGAGAAACAAGTACAGAAAATACTCTCAGATGCAAAAGATGACACAATTAAGAAAAGAGGTAATGTACCTGGAGAAATAGAAGGTGTTCTTATACTTGAAGAAGTTGTTGCTGCCAAGTTTGATTGGAAAGGATATATCAGAAGATTTAATGGAGTTTCAACTAAAGTTTATACTAAAAAAGTTAGAAGAAAAGAAAATAAAAGATATGATGCAAATCCTGGTCTAAAAATTAAGATGAAACAGCATATGTTATTAGGTGTTGACACTTCTGGATCAGTAAGTGATCATGAACTACAAGAGTTTATGAATGAAATACACCATATACATAAATCAGGTGTAGATATTACAGTTATACAATGTGATACAAGAATCAATTCTATTGAACCTTACAAAGGTAAATTAGAAATGTCTGTATCAGGAAGAGGAGGAACAGAGTTTGATCCTGTCTTAGAATATTATAATGAAAACCAAGGTTTATATACAAGTTTAGTATATTTTACTGACGGTGAATGCTATACATCTGTAACACCAAAAGGAAGAGTTCTTTGGGTTTTGTCAGAACAATCAAGTATGAATCCAGATCTTCCAGGTCAGGTTATTAAATTAGAAATATAAAAAAAAATTATGAGTCAAGTACAATTAAATGTTGAAGAATTAAAAGGATTTATTAAGCATATGGTTAACAATAACCAACATATTCAAAAGGAAGGCAAGGTTCCTGTAGCTATTAATATTGAAGGAGATGCAGGTCTTGGTAAAACTTCTGCTATTATGCAGTTAGGTAAAGAACTTGATATGCAAGTAGTAAAACTTAATTTATCTCAGTTAGAAGAATTAGGTGACTTAGTTGGTTTTCCTGTAAAAGAATTTGAAATAACAAATGCTGAAGGTAAAACTACCTGGATTAATGAATCTCAGATAAATGCAGCTACTGCAAAAGGTTATAAAGTATCAGGAAAAAGAATGTCTCATGCTGCTCCTGAATGGATTCAAGGCAAAGGTGAAGGTGGCTTCTTAGTATTAGATGATTATACTAGAGCTGACCATAGATTTATGCAAGCAACTATGGAGATCTTAGATAGACAAGAATATGTTTCTTGGAAACTTCCTAAAAACTGGCATGTACTTTTAACTACTAATCCAGACAATGGTGACTATAATGTTACTAGTCTTGATGTTGCTCAGAAAACAAGATTTATCTCATGTGAGCTTAAGTATGATGTAAAAGTATGGGCTAAGTGGGCTGAGACCGCAAATATTGATGGTAGATGTATAAATTTTATGTTAATGCATCCTGAATTAGTTACACAAAAGATTAATCCAAGATCAGTAACTACATTCTTTAATGCTATTAGTTCTATTCCTAAGTTTGAAAATGACTTACCTTTAATTCAAATGATTGGTGAAGGTTCAGTTGGTCCAGACTTTAGTTCTATGTTTACTATGTTTATTAATAATAAATTAGATAAGATTATTTCTCCGGAAGATATCTTAACTAAAGATGAAGCATATGTAATGGGAGCACTAGATGCTGCTGTAGGTAAAGATGATGATTTTAGAGCAGATTTATCTAGTATTATTGCTACCAGAGTAATAAATTATTCTTTGGTTTATTCTGAAAAGAATACAATTACAGATGCATTTACTAATAGATTGATTAAACTTACTACAGATTGTAATGCATTTACTGATGACCTTAGATATTATATGATTAAGGAAATTGTAAATGGAAACAAACTTAAGTTTAGTAAGTTGATGATGAACAGTGATGTTGTAAAAATGGCTGTAAAATAAATTAATTATTAATCATAATAAGGGAAGGTAAAACTTCCCTTATTTAATATAAAACAAATGGCATATTTATATTTAGATTTTGACTATTCAGTTGAAAATAATAGACTTACTGAAATTGATATAAAAATTGAAACAACAAATTATTTTGATCCAAGTATTGATACTTTTAATATTAATCAAAATGGATACACTCCTATGAAAGGAGATAAACTTTATTTTTTACCAGGGGTTAATATTCCTAGAATAAAACTTAAAGACTTGGCTACTAAATTTGGTATCCGTACAGTAAGAGATGTAAGTGAAGCAACTATATTATTTGGTTCTTCTAAAACAAAAGATAAAATGACAGGATATACATGGAAATATAAAATTCCAACAACTCTTGTACAATTATTTTTTGAAACATATAAAAATGATATGGATGATTATCAATTTAGTAAAATAGAAAATGCATTAGAATTTTATACAGAAGAATATATTTTAACTGATTGGTCTACTGCAAGAAATTTTACAGATAATGATTTACCACAATGGAACAGTTATTCAGCACAACCACAATATGTAGACTATCATTCAAAAAGTAGATCTAGTTCAGAACATGTACATGAAGTAAATAAAGAATATATTCATTTATATGAACTTATTAAAGGTAGAGAAATTATAGATGAATCTTGTTTATTAGATCAACTTAATGGAGATGATGCTGTTATAATAGATGCTGATATGTTTACACAATTAACTACAATGTTTACTAGTTCAGATGATGATAATCATATTCTTGCTATGGAGATACTGGCTAATTCTAAGTATAAAGAAAGTTTATTGTATATTGAAATGTTATTTAAAAATCATTCATATTCAATAGGAAATTGTCATACTAAAAACCATGTTAATTTTAAATCTTTATTAAGTTATTTAGGTAAAAGTAATAGATATATTGACACTAGTTTAGATGATATAATGGAATCTTTGATATCTAAAAAAGTTTTAACTAAGGATAAAATAGATATATTACTTGAAAACTATGGTCATGAAATAAATAATAGAGGAGACTCAACTTACTTTAAAGTGCAGACAATAACAGTAAATGAAGATACTCTAAGTTTATTAAATGAAAATTATAATTATAAAGTTATTGAAGATTATGAACCTTCAATTGTTAATAACTTAGAAGAAGAAAAATTAGATGAAGTTATAGAAGATCAATTAATAAATGAAATTGTTAATGAACCTATAGAAATTGAAATAATAATTGAAGAGGAAAAAGAATTAGAAGTATTAACAGAATCTAAAACAGGATCTAATGAATCTACAGATATCGACTGGTTCTGATGAACTAGATAACTTTTATAAAAAAGATTTTTATTTTAGTTATAGCAGTATAAATAAACTTTTGTTTTCACCAAGAATGTTTTATTCTCATTATGTATTAAAGCAGAGGGAAGATAGTAAGGATGCTCACCTGGTAACAGGGAGTGTCCTTCATTGTCTTTTATTTGAACCGGATACCTTTGATGATAAATTTATTTTATTACCTGGAAAACTACCAAGTGGAAATAATAAAATAATTATTGATAATATTTTTAAATATCATTTTAAATCAGAAAATAATTTATTATCTTTGGAGGATTATTCTCAGGAGATTATTTCTGAGCTCTATACAATTAACTTACACCAATCTCTCAAAACAGATCAGCAAAGGCTTGATAAAATTCTCACAACAGATCACAAGGAATACTTTGAATTTTTAAAATTAAGTTTATCTAAAGCAATAGTAGATCAAGACACTTTGAGCGGCTGCAAAGTAAGTGTAGAGATACTTAAACTTAACACTTCTGTTAGGGCTTTACTACAACTTGATAAAACAAAAGAGGATGCTCACATCACTGTGCATAATGAGTTGCCATTAGCTATTGATGTTGATAATTTATCTTTTGGTTTTAAAGGTATATTGGATAATGTTGTTATAGACTCTGAGTCTAAAACTATATTTATTAATGACCTTAAAACAACTGGTAAAAACTTAATAGACTTTCCAGAATCAGTTCAGTATTATAAGTATTGGATGCAAGCTGTTATATATGAAAAATTAGTTTTTCAAAAGTTTATAAAAGATTTACCAGATAGTCTTGAATGGAATATAATTGTTACATTTATTGTAATAGATAAATACAACCAAGTGTATCCTTTTCAAGTCTCACAAGAAAGTTTAACTCTTTGGCAAGATAACTTTGAAAAAATTATTGATACTGTAAAGTACCATTATGAAAACAAAGACTATACCTTACCTTATGAGTTAGCAATTGGTAATTTAAAATTGTAAATTATGGCTTTAACTGCGCTTTATAGGAAGTATTTCCAAAAATCTAAGATATTTATGTATCCTATCTTAGATATAAAAATAGGATCATGTGCTGTTCCAACTGAAACATATATTAGTTGGAAAGATATACATAACTCTGAGGATGCAAAACTAATCTGTGTTTATCACACTAAAAATGACCCAGAATATATCCAGTTTGAAAATAATGTATTATTAAAACATAACAGACTATGTGATTATTCTAAGGTAGATAG